CAAAACTTTCCAATCTCCTTACCCGAACAAATAAGAAACCCTAGGAGAGTGAATATCACCTCTCCACGGAATCCAGGTCTTCAGAAGCCCAATATCCATATCTCAAGTTATCCAAAATCTAAGTATGGACCCGGAAAGGAAAAAGAAGTTGCAAATGCTGCGAGCAAGAGAGATGGAAAGATCGCATCAGCCACCCAAACAAGCAACTGCTCAGACAGAAAAGCCTGTTGATCAAGGTAAACAGAAAAAATATGGAGACTTAGATGCAATCGATATGACCCTAGCTCAGAGACTCTCCACTTGGGCTGATTCTTCTTTCAAACAAATCAGGATTTATCAGGTAGAGCAGTTGACTACTGATGAAGCCGTGCTGTTTGGGCAGTCGATGGTGAAAGCCATTCAGGAGGATACAGTGACAGCTGACACTGTAATGATGATATTGTATTTGGCTATCTCTCTACGATCAACTGGAGATCCCGGTGAATACCTATTGACAGATATATCTGATATCATGGAAAATATGATAGAAACCCAAAAACCAGCACCGGATACTGCATCAGATGAGACTGACGCTGATCAGGCATCTAGAGCCGAACAATTGGCATTATTGATAGCGCGAAAGAAGAAAGGTAAAACAGCAGCAGCTACAAGTGTAGAAGCGAACGTGGGTGCTTTGAGGGGAACAGCTCGAGATATCGAAATATCTGATGACAAAGACAGCATCGCGGCTGCATATGCGTACATGGCTGCATTTCTGATGAGGCTCCAATGCAGAGAACCGTCTAAAGTTGCTTCAACTTTTGAGACCGCAAAGAACAGATTCCCTGGTTTTTATGATGCTGGTCACGAGGTGTTGTCCAATGTCGAACTATCAGAAGAACCCCTAATCGCTATAAGGAACATATTAGCGAGGAAGCCCGAGATGGTTAGCACATGGGTTGCATGGGCTGCATATAGCGAGAATGAAGCATCACTCATCAAACAAGATCTTGGTCTCTTGCAGTACCTAGTGCTCCAGGTGTTTGCCTACCAAGGCATGCATGTTGTGACGCAAGTGTTGGCTATTCATCAGATCACGAAGGTACCTATGGGATTTTTGTTGTCTGAACTAGACTGTCGTATCACAAGAAGTGCTGTGACAGAGGTTTATAACATCCTTAAGTCATACCACAGGAACAGCTTGCACCCCAACAGAAAGACATACTTCAGATACGCCAGAGTATGGGATGATGCATATTTCTCCAGAGTACAATCAAAGAATTGCCCCCAGTTACTGTATCTAACAGCCAGGACGGTTAAAGAGCTCAGTCCTAATTCGTTGTCTGATCCCACTCAGATATTTGCAGTGAAAAACATGAGTGACACTTTAAAAGCCACATTAGATGAAGTGTCGGAGAAGTTGATTGCTTTGATATATGCTTCAGCCGGGGATGATGATGAAGCAGGATCCATATGGGCAGAGTTGGGTCAAAAGAGAATTCCCGCTGTTTAATGTTAATACTATATCTATACTGTGTTTTAATCATTATATATTTCTTAGTTAATCAAGTCATCATGTGTGTGTTTAATAAAACTAGATGAAATCAGAATACTTAGGATGCTAAATCCGAGACTTCTCACCTCCAATAGCATCTTACACGCGCTGTATACCCTAAGTGAGAAATACTCTATAAAATGGCTTCAATGGACAATTTGGATTTTTCTGATCTGCCAGACCCTGTGGTCGACTTATCAGTTTCTGGCATTCTTGGTGACGATGATATGGACAATGAAAAGTATTACACTGACAACATTTCGGGTGATAGTGAAGGCAATAAGTATGCTGAGGGTGGCGATACTCCTGATGATGAAGAGACGTACAATGATAATGATGTGTCTTATGACAATCAGCCTGTGGACTCTGTTCTTGCTGATCTTTATAGGATATGTGACAGGGAAGGAGTAGCTTGTACCGCCCCAATGGAGGCTTTAATCAAATCTAGACACGCAGAGGAGACAATTTATCTATCCAGCCTTGAGTGGTTCGTACGAGGTATAGTTCTTGCCAATCAGACCCAGATACTCCCAACAATTATGACCACAATATCAGAGCTCAAGATAGAGAACAGGACCCTCCAACAGGCGTCCAATAAAATCAACCGGGAGTCAGAGCAGATCAAAAAGTTGTCATCTGATTTGGTTAAAGAACTCACTGCGATTAAGGAAGACATGAAGGATTCATTCCGGACATCTATGCGAGCATTTATAGAGGAATCCAACAAGACGACCAGGGTTGCAACTGGAATTGCAGACAAGACCCCGCCGCCCGTTACTATGGGGGACAGGGCCTCAAGTAGTAAATCCATGCCCTCCCCTGATCATACACCACCCCCTACGTCAGAGGTACCAACACAAGAGCCCACAGCCCCAGCATTGTCAAAAGAGGTCGCATACTTAAAAGAGAAAAAGGCTGTCCTCAAGAAAGCAGGATTCACCAACAAGTGGTTTGAAGACATTGGTGACGATATACTGGACATCGTATATGATGACGAGCTGCATTCTACAGTCCGCACACTGAAAATGACTCCTACGGTGAAGAAAATGATAGTAGACGCTGTGAATGATCAGTTAGAAGATCTACTGAAGGAGTGAGTCGATAAGTGCCAAAAGCTTCAGTGATATAAGACCCATCGCTACCCACCCTCCCACACAATGCATTCCGATTATCAATTATCCGAATACCGGATACAACCACCGTTGTCAAAGATTCCCCGGACTATGTGAGTCACCCCACTATTTATGTGTTGGTTTAATAAAACTATAGAAAAGAATTAATATAAGGTGTAAAACAGCAGGCGTTAATCCATAACCAGAAAAGCCAGGGAGATTAAAGAAAATTCAGACTTAAGCGCAGTGATCAAAATGGCAGGCCTTTACTCGTATGTCTTGAAATCAGAAGTAGTCACCGGTGGTGATATGAATGTGATATCTTTAACTAAGAAGCTTAACCTTTTCCAGAAAATTAGCCTGATAAATGCCAAGAATGTGAGGATCAAGAATTTAAGGATCAGTTATCTTCCAAGAACAGGGACACTCGGCACCGGTAAGATCACAGCAACTGTTCGGGACAACCGGATCGATGGAGATATGGGGTCTCAGGTGATAAATGAGCTGACATTTAGTGCAGAGGATGCAATGGTGGCCAACTGGTGTTCTTGCATATGGTTGCCCAAAAGCGAGTTCACTTCTAACAGAGACCCTCCAATTACGTTTGAGATGGAACTCACGGAGTGCAATATGACGGCAGGCTGTAGTATAGGTTTCATTGTGATTGTGGTTGATATTACTGCTTCTGACAGTATGGACAGGTTCATATATAAGCAGCCCACTGCGCAGATCTTGGATAATCCTGCACTCAAAGGAGGCGCATTGAAGGGCAGTAGATCCTTTAGGATCACTGATAAGACAGGGACCAAAGCTGTGGAGGAGGCTAGTTTTGTGATACCAGGGCCCGCACCGATGAACATTAACAAAAGAGCGCTGGCAGGAGTGGCTAGAGAGCATCTGAAAGGAGGTAAGTGACACTCAATATGAAAATCCACTACCCAGATGCCGACGTGTTAGGTCCATCGCTATCAAGGTCCACTAAGCCCCCAATTTTAACATGTATCTTATCAAATAGTCTGTGGTGGGGAGACTTTTCTTTTATATTTACCGTGTTTAATAAAACTAGAAAATGTAGGGAAATAGAAGACAAATTTCACACATATCACCACATCAAGCTGTACGAGAATCGATAATGCCGAACTGGTTATGTATATCCACAACCTATACTGCAGCTTCCTTAGAATTCTCCGGAGGGGATAAGAATACCTCAGTGCCTAAAAACAAAGCTCTTGGGGATATGATCAAACCGTTGCTCTTATCCTCAGGAGCTGGTCATTTACAATCAGAAATACTCAGGGCCATGATTGAAAAGGGTGTAGTTCAAACATATGTAGATCATTATGTGTCCCCGTATTTTGGACCCAAAACATCTAGGTTGAATTTGGTCTTCCCCAAAATGCTGGTAACACCTGTGGAGTTCCAAATAATCCCTCAGCGGGCGCTTATACAAGCGGTCGGGAAGAGATCTAACACAGGAGAGAGGAAATACATCTCCGATATTAGAATGGACATGGTGCTGACCGAAATCAAGGGTGATAGCATCCCTCAATTGTTGAGCACAAATAAGAAATGGTTTTGCGGAGAGCTGCCTATAACTTATGATACTAGCGTGAGCATTAAGAAAGCCAAGTGATAACCTATGGTGGTAGTGATGCATGCAGGATAAGTATTGAGCTTAATAAAACTAGATAATGGAGTAACATGAAGATAAAGAATAGGTAGGGGAGATATAATTGAAATCATAACACCAAAATGACAATCAAAGCGATCCTTACTACCGTATTCCTGTCCGTCATTGTGCTGATCATAATCCTGTCTCCAGTGATCCAATGTGAGACAACTGCTCGATCATTAGCAGACCCAGAACATCCCCCTGTAGATGAAAGGTCGGTAGCTCCGATTGCAGATTGCATCGGGCCCCTCATAGATATAGGTGTGCACGTAAGGCAATGTTACATCAACTGCCAGGTTGACTCCGAACCAGTGGAGGGGACAACTATAGAGATGTATTCGAGCAATTCTCAAGGGCCACCTGTGGTCGGGTGTTATAAACTGGAGCTTTCCCAGGTATACACTCAATTTTGGACCATGTCAAAACAGAAGGGACCTATCATTCATAAGCGTCTCCCCATAACATCCGAAGAGTGTGAGAATGCAATTAAAACCTCCTGTCCTGATTTTAAGTGTGATATACGGGAGCCTGACAATTTGCCGGAGGAATACCACTATGGGTCAGATACAACCGTGAGATCCACAGTCGTCATGTTGCATTCAGCAGCGAGTGCTTTATACCTAGATAGGGGTTCCACATTTATATCTCCGATGGGGTCTAGTGCCAAGTTCAATGTGAGCGATTTAACTGCCCGTCAGGATCAGACGTTGTATTACTGGAAGGGGATAACAGAGTTAGACTCATGCCCTTTTGAAGTCACGGGGGTCTATGGGTGTGATAAGTATAAGATGGATCAAGAGTTCTTTTATGCTTGTGCTAAAGGAGGTATGACAGTCACACCTAGGAAGGGCGATCCTGATGCTTTCTCCTCTAAATGCCCCGGGATGAAGATAGCGGAAGAGGGATATTTTTACAAGGTCAAGAAGGGGGATGTTAAAAGTGCAGACGTGGGAAGGGTGGCGATAGAGGTCAGTCCTGGCACTCAAGAGACGGCAGATGCGTCATACATCCGTCATAAGGTTCAACAGTTAGCCGTCAAATTGGACCATGACATTTGCACAGCCCAGTGTGAGATCATGTCCCTAGAGGCTAGATCATCAACTAAATCTATGCATTTAGTCAGAGCCGGGATGGAAAGCTTCCTTATGATGATGAACGGGACAGCAAAATATTGCAAACCATTGCACGGATGCAGGGTTAGTGACCCCATGACTTTCTGTGGGAATCCTCCTCGGATTGGAATAGTGTGTAGTGGTATTTCCAGATTCTGGAACCCGATGCATCCATTCACTGCGACTGAAGAACCGTGCCTCAGACCGGACACTATTGAGGAGTTATCGTTTAACTTAGGGTCTTCCATTTACAATGTTGATAAGAACTTAAAGATCAGGATTCCAAACCATATGATCCATCACCGGTTTCAGAACGAATTCTTGAGATATCACAACAACGACTTAAATATGAATGTAAAGACCTTATCTGATGTCAAAAATCGATGGGACGCAGTAAAAACAGGGCATGAGTCCAAAGGGCGGGTGTTCAATACCACGACGAGCATCAATGCACCACACATCTCTCTAGGTGGTGCTGTCACCGGGATGTTTAAGAGTGTCTTTACATCTGTCAAATCGATAGAGGCCGTGATCGGTGTTGCTCTAATAGGAGGCGTTATCATGGGTTCCCTATATATAGTAGATAAAGCAGTCGGTATATCTGTCAGGATCAGAGGAGCTTATGCTTCGGTGCCCACACAGCCAGGGAGTATCTCTATCGATCCCAAATTGAGCCGTACTGCAACTGAATGGATATGAGTCGGCAACAGCCGTATTCTAAGCTGATCCCGCTTCCCTATTCGTATCAGTTTTACCATGACTAATTTACACTCACACAGGTACTAGTGTGCTACCTCTCCCGGTGTCTTACGCCACGCAGAGAATATCTTCCATCTTTAGCTCAATCTTAGTTTAATAAAACTATTACATGACAAATGAGAAACATCAGGAAGATAACAAAATCTAAGCAGGAAATCCACTATATATATTGGAATTTCTCATATACCCAATGGATCTCTGGAACTCCATAGTAGGGAGAGCGACAGAGGAGTTTCCAGATGTCGGAGAGGCACAGTTTGACCTGACCTCGTTCGATAATGGTCCGTATCAGCTTGTAGTATATCTAGTGATATTAAAGGTAACAGTAATGCTCATTTGTATCATGTGTTGCCGATGCCGACGACGAAGGATAAGGACCCTAACAATGAAATGGATATAACAACTCGACAGACGCTCGAACACAATGCAAAATTGTGTTCAATATACCGAGTTGTCATCATGATGCTGGATTAGAAAAACTAGGGACGTGTATTTGTCAGACTATCCATCTACAAATTGTCGTCCCATAGTGCACCATGGATTATCTTTCAATTCTGGAAGATTCCTCTGAAGGACACAGGATTACAAAGAAGGACCCTCTTCCAGATTTCCATCTGAGGAACCCAATCCAACCTCTTCTGTGGTATTTCGATGTTAGCAAGAGAACAACCCGAACTAAGAGTGATTGTGTGCACATAGAAAAGCTTAAATTAGCACGAAAGTTCCGGATAGGGGAACCATTTGAGCTACATCAGATGGGTCTAAAAGATGGTTACCCATCTGTTGGGAACATCACATACGAGCTAATCAGGGAGTCTGTGATATGTAGACTGATCATGGACCATGAGATTTTCCCCGGACTAGTGTGTGACAATGTAAACAACATCAGAGACGCCATCAACTCTGTGGAATGTTATCTTTGGGACGGTATGAGATTTTGGAATAAAATATTAACAACTATGAATGCTCTCTCCTCCGGACGGACACCCCCTCCGGAAGCTCAGGTCCTTGATGGTAAATCGTTGATAAAATGGTCCACAGAGAGCACTGTAGTGGTACTGAAGACATGCATATGTGTGATCAAATCCAACGAGTCATCTGTGTCCCTTTATGATGGTGATTGGGTCAGAATGACATCTGACATCTTAACTCAGAGGTTTTTGATCTCCTTAGGATGTAAAACGGGTCGGTTATCCAATCCTCATCAGTACCCACTATATAGTTGTATAAGTCAAGTACTCGACTGGGGTGACAATGTCATAAGAGAGCACGGGAATAACGGATATAAGTTGCTCAAGGCATTTGAGGCACTAGTGATAGGAGAGTTACAAGCTAGAGGTCAGGGCCAGATCATAAAGCCTGACCGATTTCTAAATAACACCGCGAATGACCTCTTTGATGCTGAACCAGGATTTCATGTGCATATCAAGAGCTTACTGCATATCATGCATGAGATGATCAACCCTCACCACATCACGCAAGTGTATGGATTGCACCGAATCTGGGGTCATCCCATGGTGTTCTCCAGGGAAGGTATGGAGAAGGTAATTAAGATAGGTAGAAAGAATATAATGCAAGACAACAGCCTCACAAAAAATGCGGGGAGGATGTTCAAAGTTTTACTTACCCGAGAGTATAGACGACGTCACGGAGTCTATCCCCAGATATTTGAGGTTCCTACTGGGCTTTGTACAGCATTGAGGGAAGGCGGACAAGATGCCACCTCATTATCTCGATATACATTGGAGGAGTGGGACAGGATCAAGTTCAAACAGACATTCCAGCTTCCAGAAACGTTCAATTTATCAATGATTGTTGCTGATAAATCTATATCCCCTACCCACTCTGAGTTGATCAACATAATCAAGAAAAGGAAGACAGTAATGGACCCTGACAAAAGGCGAGGAGTGAAGAGGTGGTTGGAAGATAAAACACTCAATCCTAGACAATTCCTAGCAGAAGTTAACGAAGGTCACTTTCCAGATGATCACAAAATCATAGGCCTGACCCCCAAGGAGAGAGAGCTAAATCCGGTGCCTAGGATGTTCGCATTAATGTCACATCTTTTGAGGGTCTACGTTGTACTGACTGAACAATTAGTTTCTGATCATATATTAAAGTATTTCCCTCAAATCACAATGACAGACACGCTCTTAGAATTGACAAAGAAGACATATTCCACTGTAAAATCCCAATCATCACTCAACAAGCGAAAAGGGGGAGACAAAACATGGGCCTCGCGAGTGGTTTGTCTCTCCCTGGATTTTGAGAAGTGGAATGGACACATGCGGAAAGAAATGACTCTTGGGGTCTTCACAGCAATGGGGGAATTGTTTGGGTTGTCCGAAATATTCAACTGCACTTACGATATTTTCTCCGAGTGCTATTATTACTTAGCTGATGGGACTTATCTCCCTAACATATCTGGAGGGATTCTACAAGTCGAGGAGCCATTATCATTTAGGGGTCACAAGGGAGGGATGGAGGGATTGAGGCAAAAGGGATGGACGGTGTTCACAGTCTGTGGTCTAGAAGTAATCCTATCAAGGCACAACTGTACATATAAGATTATGGGGATGGGAGATAACCAGGTTCTTCAGGTTACTTTATACACAAATAAAGTCGACGAGGCTGGTAATCCCACAGATGAGGGATTGCACGACATGAAAAATGAATTAGATAGCATCTTTCACGATTTGGTAACCTCCTTTACATCAGCGGGACTTCCACTTAAGCCTCTTGAAACATGGATGTCTGAAGACTTATTCTTATACGGGAAGGTCCCTGTGTGGAGAGGAGTCCCCCTGGCTATGGATCTGAAGAAAATCATGCGCATGTTTCCATTCAGCAATGCTGAAGTGATGACGCTAGAGAATGCGTTGAGTACTATATCAGGAAATGCGCTATCAGCGACCCAGTCAACAGTCTCTGCTGGAGTCCCTTACTCTGTCGCTCTGTTCATGAGCAGTCTTTGTATTTATGATTTCCTGAATTATCATCCTTTGTTAGGCCTAGGAATTTCAAAGGCGGTAGGGGGGTCTAAGGGGTGGACATTAACGATGGGGAAGCAAGGGAAATTTGAGTATGTGAACACTGAGGGGATTCCCATGGGCATGGACCAGCTTATATTGCTGATATCGTTGATACCGCGGACGTTAATGGGTTACAATGGAATAAACCCTTTGGAGATGACGATGAGGGGGTTTCCTGACAATTTATCAAGAGACGTGAGTTACCTTTTCTCTCTATGCAAATGCTCATCTATAAGACCGTGGCTGAAGAGAGTGGTGGAGAACTGGCTCTCCCCAATATATATGCCCAATATAAATTATGCCGCTCTGCTGCAGGATGTAACAGCCGTTAATTTATTGAGTCCTAGGTCCCCTTCCTCGGGAATCAAACAAGTGGTCACTCAATACATGACCAGCGGTGTGCATATTAGAAATCAAGAGTTCAAGGATTTGATGACAACTAAGCACAAGACACATGAAGAATTTATGAGTGAGCTGTTGTGCTCTGGAGACGAACTGCATATACGATTGCTACATGATATTATGGAAGCCTCCATTTATGGATATGTAGACAGCATCCTGTCCAAAGTTGTCAAAACAACCACAATCCAGAGGCTAGCAATGAGGGCATCTGATAGGGATGTATTTGATGTGATAGAGGCAGATGAGAAAATGTATGCATCCTTTTTTGTATGGAGGTGTAGCGTCAAGGGGGATACGGTGAACTTGCGCTGTCCAACTTCGCATTGTAAAAAGATGCGGTTAGAGGGCTGGCAAAAGAATTTAAGAGGGGTCACTATACCCCATCCTCACTCATATATGCGAGTGACAAACTGCTCTCATTCCTCTGGGTGTACTTGCGAGGATGGGTACATGTCTATATCATTCCCAGATGCTCAATTAAAGGACGATTTATGGTTCAACGAGATAGGAGGGTGCCCTCCCTATCTCGGTAGCATGACAAAGGAAAAAGTTGTCGTAGGAGCCGGGGGAAAGGTGTATTCAAGCGAACCATTGATAAAGAGGCCCCTGAACCTGTTGCGGATCATAAACTGGTTCGTCCCGCCTGATTCAAACACTGCTCAAGCTATCAAGGCTCTAGTATCTAGTGTGACAGATTTGGATCCAGAACCGCATGTTGGGCTCAGAGAGGGTGCAGCAGGTGCGGAAGTTCATCGATACAAAGACTCAAGTACAACGCATGGAGCATTGACAAGTTGTAGCTATCTGTTGTCCACTCGATATCATATATCTTCGGACCATTTCCATAGATATTGTAGGGGGACAGAGAATACTGATTTACATTTCCAGGCTCTCTATTGTTATTTGTTAGAGATGACAAATTTCCAACTGCTCAGTTGTGTGAGATTATCGAAGGTCATGCCTAGGTTCACTCATTTTAAGCAATGCTGCTACGATTGTATTTGTCCAGTCAAGGATGATTTCGTTGACATTCCATCCCAGCGGGTAATCAGATCAATCCCTTCAAGGAAAGGAAATCCATATTTGTTTGTAGAGAAAGACAAGATACGAATACTAGAGGAAAGGTCTCCTTTAGCGCATTTATCTGAAACTGAATTTACTGCAAACATGTATGATGGGATGAGCGAATCTAGAAAGAGGTTGTGGCTCCAGGAAATATTGGCTTATAAAATAGCGGGTTCTATTGTCGGGGAAGGCGGATATGATGATGAAGATGAAGATAAGGTCTTGAATATAGCTTCGTTCGAACGGACCATGTATCTGAAGATGGATCCAAAGAATATTATTGAGTTGGTAATGAGCATCATCGCAGTGTCAGCAGAATGGAAATGGTTGGAGTTCACAGGCCACCAAAAAAAGGCATCCAGACCTGAGATAGTGAGGATCATGCTTACTATAATCAAGAAAGCTTCATTGGGGTCTTTTCTAGGGTTAGGCATGTTTTTTTGTTGGAAGGAGACCACAGATGCAATCATGAGTGTGTATGCTGAGATGGTTGTCCCCACCTCTAACCCGATATCCACATCCTCTGCTTGCTCTGCAATCAAAGACTCTCTGATCAGTTTGTGCTATAAACAGGTATGGCCCCTTAGAGTAAGGGCATTCCCCTTGGCGTATGATGAACGGTCAAACTTGTTTGTGATCAAAAATATTTTGTATCAGAATCTGTCGGACAGATCCGGGTGTTTAGATTGTAAAAGGCTAATCAAAAGTATTACTGATGAGGGAGTAAGGAAGTTAGGTAGGGTGTCTTGCATGTCCAAGCATAAGCCATTTGAGAAAATGACAAACTACCCCTGGCAGCAATCAAATGTAACCATGGAAAGACTGAGGAAAGATTGCGACACCTTCAGAATTATCACGGTAACAGAATTAGACAAGCCTCCGGTGTTGAATCACAGTTATGTGATCAAATTGTTGGTCGATAGGCAGTTACTGGGACGTCCTGATATGCATTATGAGATAAACACAGAGACCATGTCATCATTTCCTATGGACTATTATCAACCAAATGGCTTTGGCTTATCCGTGCTGGATCCTCTACCCACCAGGACTCGTAGCAAGTACATCCCGCTATTTTCCACACATAGGAAGCATCTGACGGGAAAGCAGATATTCGTGATAGGTGATGGCTTAGGTACAACGAGTCAGGTGCTGAGCACGTATCAACCATCTAGAATCATATGCTCCACGTTGTTAGACCCAGACCTCGCAATCCCGCAAACTTATGTTCACAACTCTCCTTCAGCTTGGGCAGGCATCAATATACCAGACTGGGTGAATCATTCTATCATGATAACCAAGCCGAACAATATCTTAGATGAACGATGGCATGACGCTTGGTCTGAGACTGTGGCAGATCTAGATGTTGTTGTCTGTGATGCTGAAATGATTGGGAAAGATATCGGCGAGTCAAGAGCGAGAGGGTTAGAATCCATATTGAGCTTGAAAGAGTGGTCTTTTGCAATGTACAAAACATACCTGTACACATGTGAAGATCTATGTCGATTGATTCAAGTCCTGCTATCTGCAAGGGCCCATCACTGGGAAATAGTGACAACACCATTCCGCTCGTTTCACTATCCCGAAGTGTGGATTATTATGAAGCACACGTGTAGGTTGAATAGAGCTGATATGTCATTAACATACGGTTACAATCAACTAAGGCCTCATTGGAACAGCATACTGAGTAAGTTGATAGACCAACCGTCAAGGGCAGGTCTATTGCGCAGTGTAATTGAAGACATATATTCCATGGCGTCCATCAGGACTATACGGCAGATGACATCAAGAACTCGGGCTTGGTTGACCCTTCCTACTGTTGGGTTCGTTTATCCTGATAGGCTGGGGTTCATGACGAAGGTGTATTACTATTTGGGGAAATCTCAGTTACCTGCACACGTGAGGTATCAACGGGGAAAGTCACACCTGAAACTATATGACACTGACTATTATAGGTTAAGGGATGTCCTCTTGTGCGTTGCCCTAAGTATGACATCATCCACAGAGCAAGTGGCTAGGGAGTTAAAGGAGTCGAGCCATTGGTACTTACACTGGGAAGAAAGATCTTATGACAAGGGGCATTGGGATTGTGTATTGGCTAAATCGCACCAATCAGAGGGCAAAAGAGCGGACATTGATGATTATATTCCAATGGCAAGAATGATGTACAAGAATCTAGGATTAGGGCAGTATCCTTTAGGTTACGAGGTGCGGTTTGCACCAAAATCTAAGTACCAGGCACTGGTGCAATTTACTGTTTCGAAACGAGCCTTGATGCCATTAAAATCACTCTATATAGACAAACGCTTTGCATAATAATTCCACAGGTTATATTGCCACCAGAATTGCTGGTTTAATAAAACCAGACATTATGGAGATGTCGAGATAGTAACATCCGAGCATCGCAAAGCTATAGGTACAATTATTTACTCAATTTAGGTTTTTGTGGGTTGGTTCTGAGTAAATTTCTGTCTTTA